CGATGGCGTTCATCCTGTCGGATGCGACGCCCGATCGCTTCGATGACGTGGTCGAGCCGTCCGGTTGGGTATTCGACAACTTCAAGCGCAATCCGGTCGCGCTCTTCAATCACAATTCCGATTGGCCGATCGGCACGTGGCGCAATCTTCGCATCGAGAAGGATTCCTTGCGTGGTGATCTTGTGCTTGCGCCGCAAGGCAGCTCGGCACGCATCGATGAAATCCGCGCACTGATCAAAGCCGGAATTCTGAAAGCCGTCTCGGTCGGCTTCCGTCCGATCGAGCAGCGAGCCCGCGAGGAATCAAAGCGCGGCGGGATGCTTTACACCCGCGCCGAGCTGATCGAGACCTCGTTGGTAAGCATCCCGGCCAACCCGAACGCTCTCGCGGTGGCCAAGAGCCTGCACATTTCCAAGGCGACGCAAACGCTGGTCTTTGGCGAGCCTGCCAGCGCCGACCAGTCACGTCGCTCTTCCCGCCGCACCCTTATGGCGAGCCTGCCAGCACTGAGGACGCGCGCGCAAACCGGCGAGCATGCCGAGCAAAAACCTCGTGTCCGAGGAACGACGATGACCGTCTCACTCAGCAAGCGCATCGAGGGTGCGCAGCAGTATCTCGTGCAACTGCAAGATCAATTCCAAGACCTTCTGGACAAGCTCGGCGACGCGCAGCCGGACGATGTGCAGATGACGGCGCAGGAGGAGCTGAACAAGCAGATTGAATCGGCGCAACGCAATCTCGGCAATCTGCACAAGGCCGAAGCGACGCTCGCGACCACGTCCGAGCGCAGCACCAACGACAAGGGCAATCCGGAGCCGCGGCGGCCGTTCAGCGTGCCCGCCAAGAAGGTCAACCCGGTCGAGTATCTCGTGCGCCAGGGCGTTGCCGCCTATTTCGCGCACCGGGATCGCCTGCCGATCGCGCAGGTGCTGCAGCAGTACTATCCCGACGAGGCGACCAAGGCCTTCGTCGACTACACGACGAAAGCCGCGACCGCGCCCGCCATGACGACCGTCACCGGTTGGGCGGCCGAGCTTGTGCAGCAGGTCAACGCCGCGTTCATGGAATTGCTGCTCCCGGCCTCGGTCTATCCGCAACTCTCGGCGGCGGGGCTCTCGCTGTCGTTCGGGCGTGCGGGCAAGATCGTGGTGCCGACCCGCAACAAGACCCCGACGATCGCGGGCTCGTTCGTCGGCGAAGGCCAGCCGATCCCGGTGCGGCAAGGGCAATTCGTGGCGGTCACGCTGACTCCCAAGAAGATGGCCGTCATCACGAGCTGGACTCGTGAACTCGACGAGCACTCGTTGCCCGCGGTCGAGGGCTTGCTGCGGCAGGCGATCCAAGAAGACACCGCCATGTCGCTCGACGCGGTGTTGCTCGACACCAACCCGGCGACCGCGATCAGGCCTGCCGGTATCCGCAACGGCGTCGCCGGATTGACCCCGACCACGGGCGGCGGCTTCGACGCGGTCGTAGCCGATATGAAGCAGCTCATCGGCGCGCTCTTGACCGCCACCAACGGCAACATCCGCCGCGTGATGCTGATCATGAACCCGCTGCAGGCGTTGTCGATCTCGCTCGCGCAAGCGCCCGCGGTCAACGGCGTCTTCCCGTTCCAGGCGCAAATCGACCAGGGCAGGCTGCTGATGACGACCGTGATCGTGTCGGGCACCGTGCCGCCCGGCATGGTGATCGCGATCGACGCCGCCGACTTCGTCAGTGTCGGCGCCGACACCCCGCGGTTCGAGGTGAGCGATCAAGCGACGTTGCACATGGAAGACACGGCGCCGCTGCCGATCGTCGACGGCACACCAGCGACACCGGTGCGCTCGCTGTGGCAAACGGACAGCCTCGCGTTGCGACTCATCCTGCCCATGAACTGGACTATCAGAAGGCCCGGCATGGTCGCGTGGATCGACGCGGTCACTTGGTAGCGCGCACGCGCGCTGCCTCAAGCGAGTTCTTTGAACACGGAGATCGCACACATGGACAAAGCAGAAGCGCAAGCCAAGATCGTCGCGGCGCGAAAGCTCATCGGCAAGTCACTCGCGGACGGCTCGACGCCGACGCCGACGCAGGAAGAGAACGACCTCATGGCGATGGGTGTATCGCCGTGGCCGCTCAAGGAGGACGGCAGCCCGGCCGAGGGGCCAACGGCCAACCCGGAGCCGCTCAGTGGCGGCGGCACCACCGAGCCGACCACGCCCTGAAAAGATGCCGTCGCTCGCTCGACGCGTTTACGAGAAGCTCACCGGCAGCGTGGCCGTCGTCGCGCGCGCTGCCGAGGGGCAATACCGCCCGGGGCCGTACTTCCTCCCGGTCACGGGCGGTTGGCTCACGCAACAGGCCGGACAATTCTGGAATTGGTGGCAGCTCGGATTCGATCCGGAAGGCGGGCTCGGCTCGCGCTCGGCGATCGTCGAGGCCTGCGTTTCCGCGTACTCGCAAACCGTGGCGATGTGCCCGGGCGATCACTGGCGCCTCAACGACAAGGGCGGCCGTGATCGCGTCACCACCTCGGCGCTCTCGCGCATCCTGCGCGCACCGAACGACTATCAGACCATTTCGGATTTCCTGCTCAACGCCACGCGCTCGCTCTATCTCGACGGCAACGCGTATGCGCTCTGCCTGCGCAATGACCGTTACGAGATCAGTGAAATGCACCTGATGGACTCGCGTCAGTCGCATCCTGAGATCGCGGTCAACGGCGAGGTGTTCTATCGCTTGCACGGCAACCCGATCATCGAGCGGCGCCTCGGTGTGCTGCCACTCGTTCCGCAGCGTGACGTGCTGCACGTCCGCTTGCACGTCAATCAATCGCGCGATCCGCTGGTCGGTGAATCTCCGCTCTGGTCGGCAGTGCAGGACGTCGCCGCCGGTGATGCGATGGTCGCGCAGCAGATGGCGTTTTTCCAGAACCAGGCTCGGCCATCGTTCGTGCTGACGACCGACCTCCTGCTCGACAAGGATCAAGTCACCGCGCTGCGTGACCGCTGGAATGATCAGACCCGCGGCGTGAATGCTGGCGGCACGCCGATCCTCACCGGCGGCCTGAAGCCGATCCCGATCGGCACTCCGCCCAAGGACGCGCAGATTGCCGAGCTGATCAAGGCGTCGGAGACACGCATCGCGCTCGCGTTTCGCATCCCGCTGCAAATCCTCGGGCTCGGCGGCGCGCCGTTCTCCTCGACCGAAGCGCTCATGCAGTCGTGGATTGCATCGGGCCTGGGCTTTTGCCTCAACCACATCGAGGAGGCCTTCGGTCTCACGTTCCAATTGCGCGGCCAGCCCGAGGAGTATGTCGAGTTCGACACCGCGGCACTGCTGCGCTCGATGTTCAAGGATCGGATCGAGGCGCTCGTGCGCGCCGTGCAAGGCGGCGTCTTTGCCCCGAACGAGGCGCGCAACCTCGAAGGCTACGACGACGTTCCGTATGGAGACGAGCCGCGCGTGCAACAACAAGTCGTCCCGCTGAGCGCAGCGGGTAAAATTCCAGCATCGCCGTCCGCTCCGCCAGCGCCAGCCGCACCAACCGCAACCGCCGAAGGTGCGCCTACGCAAAGGAGCCCTCCCGATGCAATCAACGGCAAACGACTGCTTGCCCGGGCCTTCGATATCGACCGACGCCGAGCATCAGCTCGCTGATGCGCTGCTCGAAGCCGGTGGCTATGTCATTTCCGAATTGCGCCGCGAGTGGCGGCGCGAGCTGGATGCCGTCGCCGCCCAGGCGCGCGAGGTGATCGCGCAATTGCGCGCCGAGAACGTCGAGCTGCGTGCGGCACTGCGCGACGAGGTCGAGCTGCGGCTCAAGGCGCTCAAGGACGGCGAGCGCGGTCCGCCCGGCGAGTGTGGTCCGCGCGGCGAGCGCGGCGAGCCGGGAGAGCCGGGCGAGACCATCGTCGGCCCGATCGGCCACACCGGTGAACGCGGCTTGCGCGGCGAGCCCGGGCCGATCGGTCCGCAGGGCGGCAAGGGCGAGCCGGGGCCACAAGGTGCGAAGGGTGACCAGGGCGAGAAGGGCGACAGCGTCACCGGCGCGCAAGGGCCACAGGGCGCACAAGGTCCACAGGGCGCACAAGGCGAGAAGGGCGAGCCAGGGCCACAAGGTGCGCCGGGCGAGAAGGGTGAGCAAGGTCTCGCTGGTCAGCAAGGCGAGAAGGGCCTCAAGGGCGAGCCCGGCGAGCGTGGCGAGCGCGGCTTGCTCACGGCGGTCGCGCCGTGGACCGACGAGGTGCATCACTGCGGCGTCCTCGCGATGCACGCCGGATCGACGTGGCAGGCCAAGCGCGATACCGGCAAGGAGCCCGGCAGCTCGCCCGACTGGCAACTGATCTCGGCCGCAGGCAAGCCCGGCGCCTCGTTCACGATGCGCGGCACCTACACCGAGAATGCCACCTATCGCGCGCTCGACGTCGTCACGCGTGACTATGGCTGGTTTGCCGCCCGCAAGGACAACCCCGGCCCGTGCCCGGGGCCAGACTGGCAATCCGGCCCGGTCGGCAAGAAGGGCGAGAAGGGGCTGCGTGGCGATCGCGGCGAGCGCGGCGAGAAGGGCGTCGACGCGCTCGAATGGGTCGGCGTCAAGGTCGAGCCTGAGAGCTACAGCATCACCGCCGTGATGAGTGACGGCTCGGAGGGGCCGACGATCTCGCTGCGGGCGCTGTTTGCCCAATACGACAACGAGCGCCGAGGCTGACATGCAGCACATCTTGAACGTGATCGAGCCCGCGCTCGTCGACGACCTGCTCACGCTCGACGAACTCAAGATCGCGCTCGGCATCGCCACGACCGATACGACCAAGGACGAGATGTTCACGCAACTGATCGATCAGGCGTCGGACGTGCTCGCGACGCTCGCCAATCGCGTGTTCGCTTACGAGAAGGTCGAGGAGAACTTCTACGAGATCGCCGACCATCAGGACCGGCGGCTGTTCTTCTCGCGTTGGCCGGTGAAGTTTGCCGACATCGAGATGCTGCTGCTCAACGGTGTCGATATCCTCGACGATCCGTTCTGGATTCTCGAAGAGGAGAACGGCACCGCCTACAACATCCAGGGGCCGTGGCAAGGCACCGTCAACTCGGTCTATTCCGGCGGCTACAAGTGCCCCGACGAGGTGCCGCCCGCGCTCAAGCAGCTCGCCGTCGTGCTCGCGCGCGAGGGCTACTACACGACCACACGCGGCGCCACGCTCGCCGGTGTGCGCATGATCGCGCACAAGCAAGCACGCGTCATGTACTACGACCAGAACAACCCGAGTGGCGGCACCTCGGGCACCGCGCTCTCGCCTGCCGCCGTGCAGGCCGTCAACTCGGTGCTCAATCATTTCATCCGCCATTGGGTGTGATGCGCTACGCGTTCGACACGAGCGAACTCCAAGAGCTGTCTCGGCTGTTTCATCGCCGTGCCACCGAGATGGTGCCGAACGCCGTCACTGAGGCAATGGCGCGTGCCGATGCAGCCGCGCAACGCCGTCGACCGCAAGTGATCACGCTGCGGCGCCGCCGGGTTGGCCGCATGCCGCACGCGACCGGACCACAGCAAGCCCGCTGGGTCGAGATCGTCATGTATCACCGGCTCAAGGATTTCTTCGGAGACTGGTAGTGGCTGTCAACTTTCCGCAGTTTGTCTACGAGCCAAACTTCGCCGTGTTCGCCCGCCCGGTTACGATCATTCCGGTTGCGAGCCAACCCGGTGCGCCTGCGTATCCCGGCCGCGGCATCTTCGACACCAACGAGACCGACGTGATCGGGCTCGACGGCGCGATCATCTCTGATCAGAAAACGCAGCTCGACCTGATCATCAAGGAATATCCGACCCTGCCGATCCAGGGTGATCTCGTCGACATTCCCTACAACGAGGATATCGACGGCGGCCTCTTCGAGGTCGAGGACGCCGACGACAATGGTGGGGGTGAGCTGACTCTGACACTGCGGCGGATCGTCGATCCGAAGCCGAACATCGTCTACCCGGTCGGCCTCGACGTCGGTCCGCCGACTTTCGGTCGGCCGCACCTGTTCGAAGTATCGGACATGATCTACCCGCTTAGCCTCGCCGTCGGAGCGCCCGCTTTCGACGAGCCGAGCCTCGCATCGAGCATCGTCATCAACGCGCTTGGCCTCGACGTCGATGCGCCGAGCTTCGACGCGCCAGACCTCGTCGCCGCATGACGCCCGACATCCACAGCTACTCGCTGATCATCAAGGAGGGGATATTCGCGCGCATCAAGCAATTGCCGATCTTCGAGTCGGTCAAGCGCTTTGCGTCGAGCCCGATGCGGCAGATACAGCCCGAGCATATTCCCTATCTCGGCTGCTACCTGTCGGACGAGCAGATGCTGCCGGACGGGGATCCGAACGCCGCCGAGCCGCGCTTCATCCACAACGTCAAAGTCTCGTTCTCCGTCGTCATCCAAAACAACATCCCCGACGCCGCCGAGGAAAATCTCGACGCCGCGCATTGGGCGATCATGAACTACCTCACGCGGCAGGACTGGCACCGCTTCCCGATGCCGAAGCCGTTTCCGCCGGTCGAGATCGAGGGCATCGCCAAAGGCTCGCGCCAGCACATCTTCGGCAACGCGACGAAGGACAACGAGACGCCGTATGCCGAGCTGCGCATGGACCTGACGGTCAAGCATCGCACGAGCTTCCGTCCGGTCATCACCGACGACCTCGACAGCATCCACGTCTTGGTCGCCTACCCGTGGCCGTACGACCCGAATGCCGAGGAGCCGTTCCTCGTGGTCTACGACCTCAAGACGCAAGCATGGAGACGACAATGAAGGTCTACGCCAAGAACGAAAACATTCGAAAATACATCTGGCATCCGACCGGCAAGCTTCGCTTCAACGATGCAGGCGAGGCCACGTGGCCCGACGATCAATTCACCCGGCGCCGGTTGCGCGACGGCGACATCACGCTTGAAGCAGGCGGCGGCGAGCCAACCGATCCCACGCAGCCGACACCGCCGCCGACCGAGCCACCGCCGACCGAGCCCACGACGCCGCCGACCGAGCCGCCGCCGAGCCAGCCGACGTCGTGAGCGAAGCAACCCGCGAGCATTGAAGGAGGCAAGCTATGCCGATTTCCTTTGAGACGATCCCCGCCAATTGGAAGCAGCCGCTGTATTGGGTCGAGGTCGACGGCTCAAAGGCAGGCTTTCCGCGAAGCCACATGCGCGGCCTCTTGGTCGGCACCATGATGACCGCGCAGACCAACACCGCGCTCAATGGCGTGGCGCGCCCCGATGTGCCGATCCCGATCGGCCGCCAAGCCGAGGCCGACCATCAATTCGGCCAGGGCTCGGAGCTGGCGAACCAATTCAAGGCGTTCTTCGCCAACAACAAGGCACAAGAAATGTGGGCGTTGCCGGTCGCCGAGCCGACCGCTGGCACCGCGGCGACGGGCACCATCACGGTCGCGAACGCGCCGACCGAGGCTGGCACCATCCAGCTCTACATTGCGGGCACCGCGGTGCGCGTCGGCGTGCCTGCCGCTGCTGTGGTCAACGATGTGGCCGCTGCCATCGCCTCGTCGATCAATGACAACCCGAACCTGCCGGTTACGGCGGTCGCTGCGGCTGCGATCGTGACGCTCACGGCGAAATGGTTCGGTGTCACCGGCAACGACATCACCATGTTCGACAGCTACCACGGCCGGGTCGGCGGCGAGGAGCTGCCGCCCGGGCTGACGCTCACCTATTCGGGCTTCCAGCTCACCGGCGGGGCGGGCACGCCCGATTTCACCGCCGCAATCGCCAACCTCGGCGAAGACGAATACGAGTTCGTCTCGTTGCCCTACACCGACTCCACGACGCTGCAGGCCTGGGAGGCCGAGTACGGCTTCTCCGACTCCGGACGCTGGGGCTGGATGCGGCAATTGTATGGGCACTTGTTCTCGGCCAAGCGCGGATCGTACAGCGACCTCATCACCTGGGGCCTCACCCGCAACGGCAAGATTCTCTCGTGCATGGGCATCGAGGCAACCGCGCCGTCACCGGTCTATGAATGGTCGGCCGCCTATGCGGGCAAAGCCGCACGCGGCCTGCTCAATGATCCGGCCCGGCCGCTGCAGACCCTGCATCTCGAAACCATCCTGCCCGCCAAGGGACACGATCGCTTCAACCTGCTCGAACTCAACGCGCTCGCCTCGACCGGCATCGCGACACAGCGCACGCTCTCCGACAACGTGCCGATGATCTCACGGGAAACCACGACCTACCAGCTCAACCTCTACGGCCAGGGCGACGACGCCTTCGAGCTGGTCACCACGCTCGCAACACTCGCCAAGCTCATCCGCAATCAGCGGCAAGTGATCACGTCGAAATATCCGCGCCACAAGCTCGCCGACGACGGCACCCGCTTCGGCCCGGGACAGGCGATCGTGACGCCCAAGATCATCAAGGCCGAGCTCGTCGCGCAGTACGCCATCGATGCGTGGAATGGGCTGTGCGAGAACATGAATGCCTTCAAGGCCAATCTGATCGTCGAGCGTGACGTGAACGATCCCAACCGGCTCAACGTGCTCTACCCGCCAGACCTGATCAATCAATTGCGGGTGTTCGCCGTGCTCGCGCAATTCCGCCTGCAATACGACCGCGGCATCGATACCGCGATCCTCTAGTCGTCGTCTCGTCGGCGCTTCGCCGACCTCCTTCCCACAACTCGGAAACTTCGCAACCTCAGAACAGGGGAGCCATGAGTCATGGCGCAACGAATCGCGGGTATTGCCTTCCTCAAGGTCGATGGCGATCTCTATCCGCTGCGTGGAAACTTCACGGTGTCGCCGTCACCGTACGAGCGCGCGGGCCTCGCCGGGCAGGACTACGTGCACGGCTACAGCGAGCTGCCGCGCGTGCCCTACATCGAGGGCGACGTCTCGCTCGTCCCTGAATTGTCGATGGAGGATGTGGCCAACATCACCAACGCGACAGTCACTGCCGAGCTGGCCAACGAAACAGTCTATGTGCTGCGCGAGGCGTGGTGCCGGGCGGCGTTCGAGTTGAATACTCGGGACGGTCAAACCCGCGTGCGCTTCGAGGGCATCACCTGCGACGAGATTAAATAAGGTGGCGCATGGCTGAGACTAATCCCAACCCAACGCCACAGGCCACACCGCAGTCGACGCCGCAGCCTGATGCCGAGACGCCGAAGACCAACGGCGCAACGCTCGCCTGGGATGGCACGCTCGTGCTGCGCAAAGCTGTCGTCGCCAACGGCGAGACCGTGATGCAACTCAAATTCCGCGAGCCGACCGGCGGCGACATCGAGCGCATCGGCAACCCGGTCACCATGGGCGTCTTCGAGCAACAGCCGAAGGTGCATTTCGAGAGCGCGATCATGACTCAGATGATGGCGCATCTCGCCGGTGTGCCGCCGTCGACCATTCGCTCGATGCATCCGCGTGACTGGACGACGGGCGCCTGGATGCTGGTAAATTTTTTCATTCCCGATCTGTAGATGAGCTGATTCTCGACTGCTACCGGTTGGGCAAATTCTATTCGGTCGATCCATCCGTCTTTCTCGCCAAGCCGCTGTCCGAAGTGCATCGCCACATGATGTGGACCGATCGGCTGGTCGAGCGAATGAACATCGAGACAACCGCCGACCATGGCTGACGAAAGCGCCAATGTCACGCTGACCTTGACCGACGAAATGTCGGACAAGATAGCGAGCATTGCCGAATCGCTCGACGGTCTCGTCGGCAAGATGCAAGACATCAACAAGGAGGGCACCGAAGGGCAGGAGAAAACCGGGCGAGCGACTCGGAAAGTCAAGGACGAATTCAAAGACCTCGAAGATCGACTTTCGAAGTCGGTTCGCAGCATCCGCGGCACATTCGGCGACTTGGCCGAGACGCTTGCAAAGACCGGCGGCTCTTTCGGCTCGATGAATACGCTGATCACGACCGCCATCGCGGGCCTGCGCAATCTCGGCTCGATCATGGGCGGCACCGTCGGCACCACGATCGGGATGACTGGCGCGATCGGCGGGCTCTACTACGGGATCAACCGTCTCGCGGAGTCGATCTCGCAAGCGCATATCCGCGGGCGCGCCTTCAGAGACCTGCTCGGCGAGATCAACGACGCCAACATCAACGCATTTCGCGGCGCCGCGCAGCGCATGGGCGTCGAGGCTGCGCAAGCCGACCAGATTATCAAGAAGGTCGTCGGCGATCTGCACGAGCTGGCGAACCTCGGCGAACGGTCGAACCTATTCAGGGTTCTCGAACGCTATCGCGGCGGCGGTCGTGAGCTAGCCGTCCAACTCGCGCAAATGACGCGAGGCGGCGAGCCGATGAAAGCTATGGAGGAGCTTATCCAGCGGCTTTCCACGGCGCCCGCGGAAACTCGGCGGCAGTTTGAGCGGGACTATGGCCTACCGTTCGAGCTGATGAATCAACGGCTCGTCAAGTATCTGCAGGAGTACAAACAGCTCTACAGCGATCCCGTCGCCCTCAGAAGAATGAAAGAGCAAGAGGAGACGATGGAGCGGCTGCGGGTCGAGACCGATAAGTATGCGGCCACATGGGCCAAGATCGATCAAGAACTCCTGCCGGTTAAACGACAGCTCTCTGAAATCCTCCTGCTCGTCGTGCAGATAGGCAGGCATGCGCTTGAATGGCAGTTCCAGTGGGGCAAGGGGGAAGTACAGCCGCCGGTCCAAATGCAGCAATGGCCACCTGGGACGCCGTGGTGGCGGAAGCTGTTTGGATTCCCGCCCTCATCGGGCTTCGCGCCCGGCACACCCGGCGCGCCCGGCACACCCGGCACACCCGGTGTGCCTGGAGTGCCCGGCACCGGCGGCGGTCCCGACACCTTCCAAAATCGGTTTAACCCCGGTGGTGCGGGCTTCGGTGGAGTTCCTGGGGTTGGCGGCGGCGGTGGTGGCGGCGGTGGCGGCGGCGGCGGTGGTGGTGGTGGCGGTGGCGGTGGCGGCGGAAACGTCGTAGCGCCAACGCCCCGCGGTGGCACCGGTGCTGCCGATAGCACCGGCGCGGCGCCTTCACAGCAGGGCGGCGGTGGCGGTGGTGGTGGCGGCGGCGGCGGTTTGAGCCAGCAGCGCCAGGAGCTTTGGGATGAGGCCGATCCCGCCACTCGCAGACTGATGATGCAGATGATGTCGACCGAAGGCGGCGGCACGGCCACCGTCGAGTCGCTGTTCAATCGCACCGCGATGATTCGTCAGAAGGTCCCCGGCTACGGCATCAAGGACGAACTCAGCAGCGGGTTTTATGGTCCGATCAAGAGCGGCGTTGCGCAGCGCAGGGCTATCAGTGCGGCGCAAGCGGAGAAATTTCAGGCCAACATCGACGAGGCTCTTGGCGGCAGCAACATCATCCAGGGCCGCGTCAATCAGGGAATGACCTCCGATCCCGGCGCTCATCTTCCCGGTCGTGTTTCGGTGCCGGGCTCGAAAGAGGTTTACAATTTTTGGGAAGGTCGCCGTCGCGGCGTGGGTTTTTCGATCGATGACGCGCGGCGCTTTGCCGACCAACAGAACAGGTTGGCGACCGGCCAAAGCGGCGCGCCACAGCCAGCACCGCGCGGGAATAGCGAGAGCAGTGGCGTCGTCGGCGCTGGCGAGGGGCAGCTCCCCGGTGCGGCGCGGATGACCGAGCCGATGGCGGGGCGCGGAGGGCGTGGAGCGCCGGGCGGTCTTACGACCATTAGGACGGACTCGGGTCGACGGTTTACGGTCGCAGCAGAATTCGCCGAGAACTTCCGCGGCTTCCTCAATGATTACGAAGCGGCCGGTGGCGTGATCGGTCCTGCATCGGGCGGGCTCGGTTCGCGCGGCAACGCGAGCTATCACCCGCGCGGGATGGCGATCGACGTCAATCAGGTCGGCTATGGCATTCGATCCAGAACCGGCAGAACGCTCCCGCGCGAAACCGAGGATGCGCTGGCGGACAAATGGGGGCTGTGGCCCGGCAGTCGCTTTCGTAGGCGCTCCGACATTGGGCATTTCGAAGTCCGCAATGCCGACGTCGCCCGGCAGGCATTGGAGCGCAGGCGGCGTGGCCAGGGGCCACAGGCCGCGGCCGAGCCCGACCGTAGCGCGATCGACAAGGTGAACGGAGGCGCCAACGGTGCGAACGGCAAGGCCGAGGTCAATGTGAACTTCAAGAACGTGCCGGACAGCGTCGAGACCAACGCCAAGGGCGAAGGCCTCCTTGAGAAAGTGCGCATTAAAAGAACCAAGCAGATGGCGACGACTGGCTCGTTCGGGTCAGAGGATTCGAGCAACTACAACGAGGAATGATTTGAATGGCGAACGGCGATCCGATCCCTCTTGACGAGATCGAGGTCACCGCGCCGACGGCCACTCCCGGCGCGCCTGGGCCTGCGAGGCACTTCGACGAATTCCTGCTGCCGCCGATGCCGCTCACGGTCGCCGTCGTGGTCATCGACGGCATGCGCTATTGGGAATGGACGTCGGTGTCGGTGCGGCTTGCGCTGCAGGAGGACCCGCTCGAAACCTTCCGCTTCACCTGCACCGAGCAAACGCCGTTCGCCGAGTCGTGGGCCTTCCTGCGCATCCGGCCTGGGCAGAAATGCGCGATCTATCTCGACGGCGAGCTTGCGATCTCGGGCTCCGTGGTCGAGCGGCAAGTCGCATACGACGCCACGCAGCACGTCGTTGAAATTCAGGGCCAGGGCGATTCCGGAATCCTCGGCGACACCACAGCCAAGCTCAAGACCAACGAGTTCAAGAACATCACCCTGCAGGAGCTGGCCAACGCGCTCTCGGCCTCGTCCGGCGTGCGCATCCAGACGCTGGGCAAGCTGCCGGATTTCAAATTCCCGCGCGTGTCGCTCACGACCGAGACGGTGCGCGAGGCGCTCGAAAAATATTCGCGCCAAGTCGGCGTGCTGTTCGGTCCGAACAAGTTCGGCGCGTTGACGCTGGCCGGACCGGGCGCCTTCACCAGCGGACCGGCGCAACTGATCGAAGGTCGCAATATCCTGATCGGCCGCGAAGTCCTGCACAGCAAGACGGCCGCAACATCGCAGGGCACGTTCTCACAAGCGCCCGGCAACGATGATCAGTGGGGCGGTGACCCGACCCATGGCCGCCATGTCGAGGGCTCCAACTTCGGCACGCCCGGCCTCACGCTGCCCAAGACGCTGCGCCAGCTCGGTGAAATCCCGGGCTGGACCGTCGACATGCTCAAGAACCGCCAGAAGTTCGAGGCGAAGATTTCCGCCGACACCGAGGTGACGGTGACCATCACGCAGCTCGGCTGGCAGCGGCCGACCGGCGGGTTGTGGCGACCGTGGGACACGGTGTTCGTCGACTCGCCGATGCTGATCATGAACGAGATGTTGGTCGTGAAGGCCGTGACCTTCACGCAGGATAATCAAAACGGTACTCGCGCCACGCTCGAATTGAAACGCGAGGAAGATTTGTCGCGAGGCCGCGATCTCACACCACAAGGGCAATAAGGCATGCGCACCAACACCCGCGAAGCTTTCCGCCGCGCCACGAACACGGTCTCGCGTTGCACGATCCGTGAGTGTGACGACAACCATCTCATGCAGGAGATCAAGCAGGCCGACGTGCACCACTCGGAAACGCCGACCGACTTCGAGCGCTTCCAGCCGCTCGGCATTACCGCGGTGCCCAAGAAGCAGGATCAACGACAACAGCAGCAGCAACAGCAAGGTCAGCAACAGGGCGGCAACGGTGGCGGTGAGGAGTGGAATAACGACCAGCCGAAGGAGCCGTCGGCCGAGGGCATGATGCTCTATCCCAACGGTCAGCGTGATCACCCGGTGTGCATCGGCATCGACGACCGGCGCGTGCGTCCCTACGACATGCAGGAAGGCGAAGGCGCGCACTACGCGCCCGACGGCTCGGGTCAAATGGTGCTGCACAAGGCCAATGGCGTCTACATGCTCTCTTGCGACGATCAGGATGAGCAGCAGGGCGGCGGCACGACGCCGACGGCAGGCAACGGCCAGCAGGAAAAGCAAAAGCGCATGGTCTCGATCCGCCACGTCGAGAAGAAGAAGCAGGATCGCAAGCCGCAGAAACGCCAGCCCGGTCAGCAAGTGCGCGAAGAGGACCGCTACAAGCACGAAGGCGAGACGGTCAACACCGAGTTTCGCGTCAACAAAAGCCGTATGGAATTCCGCGTCGGCGACGGTGTGAACGGCTATTACGACAAAGAAGCGAAGCGCTGGGGCTTCCATCTCGAAGGCGACAACAAGAAAGCCTACGAGGGCACCAAGGAATGGACGCTTCTCCGCTTCGGCGAGGACGCGGTCTGGATCGACAAGGACGGCATCTGGTCATCGAAGCCGATCCAGCAGAAGAGCCCGCCGGACCCGCCCGAGTAGCCAATGGCGATTCCGAGCAGAGGCGACCCGCGCAGCGATCCGCGTTGGCGCAAGCGCCTGCAAATGGCCTCGTTCAAGGGCGCGCCGTTCTACGTCGAGCAACAAGGCCGCAGCTCGGGGCGCCGCACCGTCGTCCATGAGTATCCCAAGCGCGACATGCCCTACGCCGAGGACATGGGGCGCCATGCCCTGCGCTATCAGATGACCGGCTATCTGATCCAAGCGCCGCCCGCGGCGTCGGGGCAATTCGATCGCTTCGCCAATCTGCCCTTGTCGGAGAACATCGAGGACCGCCGCACCGAGGTGCAGCAATTCGGGGTGCAGCTCTCGCGCCGCCCGCCGCCCGCCTATCGGGGCAACATGCCGCGCGATTACGACACGGCACGTGACCAGCTCGAAGCGCGCTTGATGGAGAAATCGCCCGGCGTCCTGCTCGATCCGTACAACCCGGTGCTCACGCTCACCGGCTACACCGGGCAAGGTCCGCTGCTGTTCATGTGCGAGCGCTACACGATCGTCGAATCGCGCGAGCGCGGCGGCTTCGCCACTCTCGATATGTCGTTCGTCGAGGCAGGCATCCCCGGCAATAACCAGCCGCAAGTCGATACGGCCGGAAGCGTCAATACGGCCGCCGATGCCGCAACCGATGCCGCAGGCCAATCGCTCGACCAGCAGCTCGGCATCGAGGACATCGGCAGAAATCCTTGAAACAGGAGGCTTAAGCCATGGCAGGAAAGGTCAACGCGTGGGTGCTCGACAACGGGCTCGGGCAGCTTCGGGCAACTGCGACCCACATCTATATCTGCTCGGCCGAGCCGACGTCGTTCGCCGAAGCAACCACGACCTTGGCCCTCGGCAACAAGAACTTCGGCGCGGGCAACACGCTCACCGGTCCGTTCGATCGCACGCCCAACGGCCGCAAGGTCACGACCGTGGCGGTCACCGATGGCGTCGTCACCGGCGCCGGTAACGCCGCACGCTGGGCACTCGTCGACAGCGTCAACTCGCGGCTCCTCGTCGACAATGACCTCGCCGCCCCCCAGGCGGTCGCCGCGGGTAACGTCTTCAGCTTGCCAGCCTTCGACTTCGGGATTCCGGGCTCCTGATTAGAGGCACCCCATGGCTGCCAAGTCGCTCAAGCACAAATTCAATTCGACGATCGCGGACGACTCCAACACGAGCATCGTGCGCCCGTCGAACTGGAATGACGACCACGACCTCTGGCTCGGCAGCCGCGTCGTCACGGCCACAACGGATACGTTCGTTGCCGCCGATCACATGGCGCTCGTGCAATACAATTCGCCGCTCGCCGTCGCCGCCACCTTGCCGCAGGCGGGCAGTGCCGGATTCCCGAATGGTTGGGTGACGTTCATCCGCACTCGCGGCGCTGGCACCGTCACCATCACGCCGACGACCTCGACCATCAACGAGACCTCGTCGCTTGTCCTGCAGCAGAGCGACAACGCCATCATCTTCTCGGACGGCACGAACTACGCCGCGATCGTGACGCGCGGACAAGCCGTCGTTGCGCCGTTGCCCGACGCCGGTGTCGCACAGGTCGGCACGGCGCTGCGTTGGGCGCGTGCGGATCACGTCCATCCCAATAGCGCGATCCCGACGAGCGGACGGTTTGTGTGGGTCGATGCGAACACGGTGTCGTTCGTCCCGTTCCTCGGCAACAAGATCAAGATTGACGGCCTGATCTACGACATCCCGGCTGCGGGAATAACTGCAACACCAAGCGGCACCTTCGTCGCCGGTGTTGCCGGGGCGCTGGCGGCTAGCACCTCGTATTTCGTCTATGCGTTCAACAATGCCGGAACGCTCGCGCTCGACTTCTGGTCCATCGCTGGTGGCGCTGGCAATCATTCGGCCAGCGCGACGCCCGGCAATGTGGGCGTTGAAATCCGCACCGGCGACAATACCCGCACGCTCGTCGGCATGGTCTCAACAACGGGTGCGAACCAATTTGTTGACGCGCCCAACTTCCGGCAGGTCCGCACTTGGTTCAACCGCGTCCGCGTTCATTTCATTGCCACCTCAACAACCGGATTCGTGCTGAATACGCCCGGCGGCTGGGTGCCTCTGAATAGTCCAACCTCGCGCGTGATCATGTTGAAATGGGCCGACGAGGCGATCTGGGTCGGGCTTACCAATTTGCAGGTGTCCAACTCGTCGACCGCACCCGTGATCATCAGCGCCGGAATCGGGATGAACGGCTCGCCGTCACCTTTTGTAGTGGCTGCGACGCAAACTCAGGTCGTCACTGATGCTGGCAGCCCTGCCGTGATGGGCGTCGTCATGCCAGCAGAGGGAGGAGCCTTCTTTGATTTTATGGGCCACACGACTGCGGCGGGCGCGACGTATAGCGGCGCCATCCACGGCATGATCGGTTGACATGCCTTCCGGCTTCCAAGTCGACGCATTTCAGAACAACGCCTTTCAGGTCGGCTTCATCTTCATTGCACCGACCTACACGCTCGGCTCGCCGCAATTCGCAACACCAGCGCTCGCGGTAGCGCTCTCGGCGAATGCCTACTGGACCGGCTCGCCGCAATTCGCCACGCCGGTGCTTGCAGCGCAAACGATCACGCTGCATGCCAACGCCTACGTCGTCGGCTCGCCGACCTTCGGCGCTCCGATCATGCGGCAGGTGCACAATTTTGCAGTCGCGCCGTATTGGACGCAGCGCCCGCAATTCGGCACCCCGGCGATCGTTCGCAATCTCGTGCTCTTGGCCAACGCGAGCGCGACCGGCTCGCCCGACTTCGGTGCACCACGGCTTGCCTTCAACGCCCAACTGACGGCGGACCCCTATTGGGTCGGTGATCCAACCTATGGCGATCCGCCGCCCGTTTTGCTCATCACCTACGCGCTGCGGGTCAATGCGTACTGGACCGGCTCGCCCTCGTTCGGCTTCCCGCGCTTCACGCAGGACGTCCGGCCGCCGACCTTCCCGCCGTCGTTCTACACGCAGGCACAGGAGGCCTCGGACTTCCTGCGGCAGTACCTCGACCACCTCCTCGCCTCGATTCCGTCCGGCACTACCGACGAGATCAACAAGGTGCGCGGCGAGATCGCCTCGCTCCGGGCACGCGCCGACCAAGCCGTCCGCAGCCCCGGGCTCGGTGCCGAGCTTGAGCAAATCAATCTCGACGCCAACCTCGCTGGCGCAACCTACCGCGGAATCGAGGCAACGCGCGTGTTCGTCATGTCGGCGGCCACGAGCAACTCGCTCATCACGCAAATGCTGCTGCGCCCGATCCTCGTGATGACGCTCGCGCTGCAATCGAAAATCATCTCGCGCATGCGCTTCAAGACCAAGGAGCAGGTGCACAACATGATCCTGCACGTGCGCGATATGTTCGATCAGGCACAGCAGCTCGCGGTCGACGATATCGACGCCATCGTCTACCAGACCATCACCGCGCTCGGCGGTGCACTGATCAACCATCTCGGCTCGATCGAGCTGCAGCTTCCGCGCTTCGTCGGCTACTCAACCCAGGTCCCGATGCCGTCGCTCTACCTCGCCAATCGCATCTATCAGGACGCCTCACGCTACGAAGAGATCGAGGACGAGAACGACATCATTCACCCCGCCTTCTGTCCCACGACCATTCGAGTGCTGAGCAATGTCGGACGTCCGAATCGTCTCTAAAGCCACGCTGCGCGAGACCGTCGCCGACTGGCTCCTCAAACCGGACGGCACGCTCGACGAAAGCGAGGAGCTGGCGAACTACGTCAAGGTCGCGATCATGACCGATCGGCTCTCGTCCGAGACCGAGACCCGGCCCGATCCCGACAGTGACGATCGCCGCGGCTGGTGGGGCGATCTCGAAGCAGGTGAAATCTGGCGCGGCTGGCCGATCGGCACCAAGAACTGGCTGCTCACCCGCGCCAAGATCACCGGCATCGACGCCTTCGAAGGCGACACCGTGGTACGGGCTGAGAACTACACCCGCGAAGCGCTGCAGCCGCTCGTCGAGATGCGCATGGTGAGCGCCATCGACGTCTACGCCGCACGCGTCGGGCTGCAACGGATCGATGTGCAAGTCATCCTCTACCGCAGACCCGACCCCGATATCGAGCTGATCTTTCAGGACCTGTGGGCTGAAATTCGGGAGGCCTGATGCCTTGGTTCACACCGACATTGCGGCAAGTGCGCGAGCAAGTTCGCAACGACATCACCATGTCGCTCGAAGGCGCGGTGATCGTCGGCAACACTGTGCTGCGGGTCATGTCGGACGCCCAGGCCGGGCTCGCGCGGTTGATCCTGAAATATCTCGACTGGCTCGCGCTGCAATTGATGCCCGACACCGCCGAGCGGGAATGGCTCGATCGCCATGGGCAAATCTGGCTGGTCAACGCCGACGGCTCGCTCGGCCGTAAGAACGCAACACGAGCCTCCGGTACGGTGAGCTTCACCGGCGTGCCCGGCATCGTCGTGCCCGAGGGCACCGTCGTGATCGCGCCCAACGGACAGAGCTACGAGACCCTCGAATTCATCACGCTCGCCACCGAGCCGGTGCAAGTCGCCGTGCGCGCGCTCACGCCCGGGAGCGCAGGCAATCAACCGGCAGGCACCCTGCTCGCGCTCGGGACACCCGTCACCGGCGTCTCAGGCACCGTCACCGTCGTCGACCTGCGTGGCGGCACCGAGGTCGAGACCGACGAGCAGCTCCGCGCACGCATCCTCGAACGCATCCGCAAACCGCCCATGGGCGGCGACGCCGACGACTATGTGGCCTGGGCCATGTCGATTCCATCCGTCACCCGGGCATGGTGCGCACCGCGCGAGATGGGCATGGGCACCGTGACCGTGCGCTTCATGTGCGACGCGCTCCGCGCCGATAACGGCGGCTTCCCGACACCGGAAGACGTCAAGATCGTCAAGGACTACATCGACACCGTGCGCCCGGTCGCCGTCCGCGACTTCTTCGTCGAAGGCCCCGTGCCCGAACCGATCGACTTCAATCTCTCGCTCACACACGACTCGCTCACCTTGCGCAGTCAGGTCGCCAACAGCGTCGCCGCCATGCTGCACGACAAATCAGCACCGGCGCACGCCATCAACGGCGAACTCTTCCCGCCGGTCACGATCATGGCGTCATGGGTCGCCGAGGCGATCAACCGGGTGACCAACGACTTCAATCTGACGATGAGCGATCACGTCATGCCACATAACGGCTGCCTCGCCGTGCTCGGCACCATCACCTACCCCGAGCCATGACCACACCCTTCACGGAATTCCCCAAGCCGATCGACCGCCACATCCGGCGCGGCCAACCCGAATACGCGCACGCGCTCTCGATGCTGTTGCCACAAGGCATCGCATGGCCACGCTGGCCCGAGACCGTGCTGATGAAGGTCGTCTATGGGCTCGCAGGCATCTTCGGTTGGGCCGACGGCCGCGCCGCCGACCTCCTCGAACGCGAAAGCGACCCGCGGCAAGCAACCGACGTGATCCTGCCCAACGGAATGCCCGACGGGCTCCTCGACGATTGGGAACGCAACTGGGGCCTGCCCGATCCCTGCTATGCCGGGCCGCTGACCATCGGTGAACGCCAGCGCCACCTCGTGCTGCGCATGACACTGCTCGGCGCACAGTCGCGCGCGTTCTTCATCGGCGTCGGAAAATTTCTCGGCTACGACAACATCACGATCTCAGAGTACCGACCCTTCATGGTCGGCATCGATCGTGCGGGTGACAATCGCGAGTATCTGCCCGATGGATCACTCGGTGAATGGCCGTGTCAAATCGGAGACCCGGTCATGCGGTTTGCGTGGACCATCCATGTGGCCGACTTGGGCCTCGTGTGGTTTCGCGCATCGCGCGGACAGGCAGGCATCGACCCACATCTTCGCATCACGCTCGCGCTCGACCTCGAATGTGTCATCCGACGCTGGCGACCGGCACACACAGAAGTCCTTTTCGATTACAGCGGCGCCGGGCTGCCGGGCGATCCAATGGCGGGCACGCCGTAGCGAGTGAGAGCGCGCACCGCTCAATCAACCCGGGTCTCTGTATCGCACCGGCACGTCGTGCGCGCTCGCCTCAAGCCTAACCCGAAAGCAGTGGAGTAGTCACGTGCGGTATAACCAACCGTTTGGTACCCCCGAGCCGCCACTTGGCACCTTCCCGAGATATATTAACGGCAATCCGGTTACTGGCACCGCCGGGTCGATCCCGCCTGCGCGCGCGTTCGACGAAGTGCAAATCGAGATACTCACCGTCATCATGAAGGCGGGCGCCGACGAGGGCATGGCGCAAACGCCCTCGCATGACGATCTCGAACAGCTCTGGAAAGCGCTGCAGATTTTGTTTGCGCAGCGTTTCATCACCACGCACATCTTCAAGAGCGTGCACGGACCAGGTGCGGATTTCCCCAATCTTATCGACGCGATGGAGTGGGTTGCGCGCTACGTCATCACGCCGTCGGGATATGTGACGTTCTTGGTGGCGGGCGGGCAATGGACCTACGTCGAGCCGATCGAGGTCAACCACGCGAACGCCAACCGCATTGCGGTCCAGGGCGCGGCGCTGAAGGGCGCGTCGCCGTTGCCGCCCAACATCTCGGTGACGGGCTTTCACTCGCCGACCGACGGCACCAATCAAATCATCTACCTGCGCTCGGTGTATGCGACCGAGCTTATCTTCACCGGCGGCAGCTCGGGCTTCATCACCTATCGTGACGGCGTGACGCTGCGCTATCTGCTGCTCACCGGCAGCCAGACCGGCAACCAAGTCGGAATCGATGCCTTTGGCGATGTGTGGGTTGATGGCGTTGCCGTTTGGGGCATGGGCCACATCGGGATCAACATCAACTCGTGCCAGCTTCTGTCGCAGACCTCGCTCTCGATCGTGGTGTGCTTCTGCAACAATTTTGGGATTGTCGTCACCGGCGGCCGTGTGTGGGATTCGGGCAACCAGTGGTGGATTACTTGTAGTAACGGCATTTGCGGTTGGAACACATGGGGCACCTTGGTCCATGTCTGGCTTGTCGATTGCCGCGGCCATAACCCGCCGCCGACCAACCGAGCGCTGCACGTGAATCAGGGCACGCAATTCGTCATCAGCGGTGTGGGCAGCCAGATTGATAGCAACAATGTCGGTGGCATCTTCGTCGCGGGCGCCTCGACGCTCGATATGCGCGGCGCCTACTGCCGCTTCAACCAAGGTTGGGGCCTGCAAATGGATGGCGGCTTCTGCTGGGCGGACTTCGCCACATTCCAAGGCAACGTCGAAGGTTCGGTCTATATCCGCGGTGGCGCCTCGTGCCGCGTCAACGGCGCGGTCTTGAACGGCGGGGCGAGCGGTGTGATCTCGCCGCCGACTCTCAACGAGGTCGGCAACAACAACTCAATGATCTACACGTGAGGACATCATGACCGGTACATCTGTGCTCGACGGCCCGCCGTTCAAATGCGCGTACTGCGGTCAGATATGGAGCGATCCGGCAAACCTTCCGCCCTGCTCCCACACCGACACCGAGTGGGCGGACTTCCAGACGTCGCAGGGCATTGCGACGCCGCCCGGCGCGATCCGCTGGCTCGCCGCGCCCGAGGCCGCGCAGCAAAGTGGCAGCAGCTCGGCGCCCGCGAGTGGCAGTGGCGAGACGCACGCGCTCAATGCGGACGAGTACACGGTCGAGCCGCCCGCCGCTTCGGGAGTGTGATTCATGGACGAGAAGACCGATATCGAACCGGTAGTGCCCGATCCCGAGTTGGTGCCCGGTGATTATCCCAAGGTCGCCGCGCTCGGGGAAACGAAGCTCTATCCCAACTTCGATCCCGACCGCTTCTATTGGCCGTTTCAAAATCCGTCTTGGCCTGAGCAGAAGGACATGAGCGTCGACGAACTCGAAGCGCGTGCGCGTATCTCCGATCGCAATCGGGCGAACAGCTCGAACCCGCGCATCTGTCTCATCTGCGGCCGGGAGAGTTACGACTGCCAGTATCACGACCTGCACAGCAACGCGGTGTTCTTCGCCTATCGCGCGGAGCATGGCATCGCGCCCGATGAGCCGTGGACACATCTGCGTCACTTGCAAGACCCGAACCAAGCCGATCCGAGCGCGCCCGTTGCGATCGTGCCGGAAGAGCCTTAGATAAGCTCTGTCCCGATCCCCTCGGGGCAACCAGCGGTGCATAGTGAACCTACCTTCCCTCGGCCCGGCGGCTCTCACCCTCCGCCGGGTCATTTTCCTTTAACCTCCCCCAGGAACGACTAAGGCCCGGACTCGCGTCCGGGCCTTTTTTTACTCGCCGATCTTCTTCGCGTAGCGCTGCACCTGCCGACCGAGCGTCCAGATTTTCGTCTGCAATCGTGCGACCTTGAGGAGCAAATCCTCGCGCCGCGCAATCGCCCGCTCCATCGCCTTCTGCGCCTCAACGTGTCGGCGCTGGACCAGCTCGCTGGCCTTGATGGGCTGACCGGTGTTGAGCAATCGCTTCCGCGCAGGCATGGGGATTGCTTCGCTCGCGCGAACGCGAGTATCATTCGCAGGCATTCTACTTCTCCACTTTGTCAAACAGCCTGCCGGTGGCGACCACCGCCACCGACAGGACTATTATCGCACAAAGCGGCTTACACTGCTGGTGATGTTGCGACGATCAATGGGTTAGCGGTGCTTTGGCGCACGTTTGCCTAAGCAAACGCACAAAAAATATTTTTCAAAGATGCTTTTTGACGACTCACGTCACGTCGCCGATGTAGCGCACCTCGACACTCTTCCTGCCCCGGGTCATTGCTTTGGTCCACCACGATCCGTGAATGATCCAACTTGAGGCGATCACGACATCGCCGCGCGCCATCACCGGATGCAGAAAGCAATCATCACCGAACGCATCGCGCACGCGATCAACCGTCATCGTGTCCAAATCGAACCAATCGAGATACCAGTCGCCGCCCTGCCGCAGCCGCTCGCCCGTAAACCCGACATGCGCTCGCGTGCGATGCCGATCGACTGGCACCAGCAGAATCGTCGGCCGGTCGACGCCGCATGCCTGCAACGGGAGCCAGAAATTCACGACGAAACGCGGGCCGTGATATTGCGCGTCGACATGCAGGTCCAACGGCGGCTGAAAGCTCTCGTCCTTCTTCTGACCATGCACGCGCCGCGCTGCCACATAGGCGGGCTGATAGTTCTCGCGGCCACGAAACACTGCATCCAAGAGCCCGCGCAGCAACGGCTGGTCGCCAATTTCAAATCCCGAGACGCCGAAGCCCGCTGCGACAATCTCCCCTTCATTGACGTGCGCCTCGGATGTCCGCTGATACGCCCGATCAACGGACACCGCCAGCCGAGCCAGATATTCGACGTCAACGGCGCCGCGCACGATCGCGCAGCCATGGGCAAAGAACGCATCGCGCAAGCTCGCAACGGTCCAGTCATCCACCGAACGATCAAGGGCATTAAGCTCTGTCGGCATAGGTCTTGCGGTTCACTTGTTTCCAATCGGCTCGCTGCAGACCCACGAGGGGCAATGATCGTTATCCGCTAGCCAAGTCTTGAACCCGCTACCCTCTAAGTAGACTTGAGTGACCCCGATCGTCACCACGATTAGGATCGCAATAAGTGCGGCAGACAGAAGCCACTCAAGGAGCTTGGGTAGTGACAAGGCAGCACCCGCTCGACACCGGCGTGAATGGTCCGAACGCGGCTGCGTATATCACCGCGAGTGTGATGAGCGCCGTGGCCGAGAGCACGCCGATCAACACGGCGCGCAATCGGCTCACGGCAGGCACTTCAAACATCAGGCGATCTCGCTGGCTCGTCACGGGTCTCTTATTATCTTCGGCTCGCTGGCGAGGCACGGGTCTACTGGTCTCTGTCGGCTCACCGGGCAGGTGTCACGTTCAAGCCCGGCGCAAAGATCAGGCGGACGGAACCGGAAATGGACAACCGGCCCGCCCGCCCTTGGGTCTGCTTTCGGGTCTCTTACCAATGGCGGCAGGGCTGCCTACGATCGGAGCACTTGGAGGCCTCGGCCCTGCCGCCCCAGGATCATGCCCCTTGCATATCGGCCATGCAAGGGTTCCCGCCGCGGTTTTTGACACCCTGTTGACACCGGCCCCGGCCGCTTTCGACTAAGGTACTGTTCTATCATCATTTTCCGCCTCTGGCCGCCCGCGGTCAGGCGCCGCGATAGGGCAACTTTTGATGTTTTGATCGCGCAACATGATCCAAAGTCGAAGTCCGCGCGCAATGAAAAGCCTTGAGTTTATGGGCATTTCTCTTCATATCACTCCTTAGAGGAGCACACCGCTCCACACCGCGGGTTTTGACACTCGCTTGATACTGAAGGGACCGACTGGACTATGCCGAAAGTGAGAGACTTCAAATTGGAGACTGCGACCGCGCGATTGAAATTGCCGGTAGCGAAGCGGCCGTACTGGAAAGTGATTAGCCCGGGCATCGCGCTCGGCTATCGGCGCAACGATGGTGCAGGCACGTGGAGCGTGCGCTCGACCGCGCAAGGCGCGCAGTGGATCAAACGCATCGCGATCGCCGATGACCTTGAGCAGGCCGACGGCAAGACCGTGCTCACGTACTGGCAGGCGATCGACACCGCGCGCGCTCTCGTGCGCACCGGCTCGGGCGAGACGGTCGAGACCCGGCCGATCACGGTCGGTGACGCGCTCGACGCCTACAAGGACGACCTGATCACGCGCAACGGCGACCCCTACAACGCCGATCGCGCCGGGAGCTACCTCCCGGCCGCGCTGCTCACCAAGGCGGTCCGCCTCACCGCGGTCAAGGACTGGAAGCAGTGGCGCGCCACGCTCGTCGCCAAGATGGCACCGGCGAGCGCCAACCGCACAATGAGCTGCATGCGTGCAGCACTCACGCTGGCAGCCGATGACGAGTCGAATGGCATCAGCAGTCGGCAGCCGTGGGAGATCGGATTGAAGCCGATCCCCGGCGCCAACCGCGCCCGCAAGATGGTGCTCGACGACGCGACCGTGCGCCGGATCGTATATCTCGCCTATGAGCATGATCGCGCCTTCGGGCTCATGGTCGAGACGGCCGCGCAGACCGGCGCACGGCAATCGCAGTTTGCGCGGCTGGTCGTCGAGGACTTGTTGGATGGATCGGCACAATTGATGATGCCGCGCTCTGACAAGGGCGGGCACAAGAACCGCGGCGAGAAGAACACCGAGCGCGTCCCGGTGCCGATCTCGCCCGCGCTCGCAGCAGCGCTCAAGGCTGGCGCACGAGGCCGGATCGCCGACGCGCCCCTGCTGCTCAACGGCAAGGGCGAGGCCTGGGGCCATAGCCGCAAGAACGATGCGCACCGGCGGGCCTTCCGCACCGTCGTCGAGGCGGCCGGGCTCGATCCCGCGACCATCACGCTCTACGCGTTGCGCCACTCCTCGATCGTGCGCGCGATCTTGGCAGGCACGCCCGTTCTGCTGGTCGCGAAGAACCACGACACCAGCGTCAAGGAAATCGAGACCCACTATGCGCGCTGGATCGCGGAGGCGGCTGCCAAGCAGGGCGATCGGGTCGCGCGGCTCGGGCTGCTCGATACCAACCCGAACAACATCGTGCCATTCGCGGCGTGACATGCTCGACACCATCATCACCATCGTAACCTGGGCGGGGGTCGCATGGCTCCTCGTCGGGGCCGTGCTCGCCGCGCTGTCGTATCGCGATCTCCCGGGTGGCAAGTGGAGCGGCGCACTGCTCGTACTCTTCCTGTGGCCACTCGCGCTGGTCCCTTGGCAGAGGTGGGGTTCATAGCCCTACTTCCCGCTCTGCTCTCGATGCCGCCGCCACTCAGCGGCGGCTTCTTTGCTGATGAGCACCTTGGTGCCGACCGCCATGGTCCGCGGGCCGAGATCGCGGGCCTTGAGCTTGTAGTAAAACGATTCCGAGATGCGATGCCGACGGCAGAACTCCGGGATCGTATAGGCATCGGCATCGTCATCGCGGTCGTCGGGCTTCTCGCCCATGTTGGTCTGCAGGCGCGTCATTGCTTCGCCCCTTGTGCAGGCAGCAGGCCGACCATACGGCCTTCCGCCCTCATGAGCTTGCCGCCGTCGGGGAATTGCAGCGGACCGAGATAGGCGCGCTTGCCCGGCGGGCGCTCGATCCTGCGGTGTGCCATGAGCTGGCCCCACTCGGAATCCTCGCCGGAAAACAGGACGATCTCGATCCGCTCCGGATGGTTGGCAATGCCGCGCTTGTGGATTTCCTTGACCTCGGCCTCCTGCGGCATCTGCGTGCTGAGCATCCACGCCTCGTCGATGAACACGTAGCGCTTGACGTGCATGATCTCGAACAGCGCGCGGACAAAAGCGACCGTGGTGTCCTTGTCCTGCAATGTCGACGGCAACAGGTGCTCACGGCCCTTGTCGTCAATGGCGTGCCACATCGGAATGATGTGACCATCCTTGTAGAACAGGTCGCCAATCGCCTTCGACGACAAGTCGATCAACGCACGCAACTCTTTCTCACTCATTTTCGGCACGCATGCGCGATGTCATCCAGGGAATTGCAAAGCCGTGCGATCGCGCCGTTGGTCGAGGTGTTGCCTACGCCCAATCCTTCGACTGCGCGCGCTAGCAGAAACAAGCCGCACGCGATCGCGAATTGACCGTCACCAGCACGCGCGCGCCTTTCCCAGTGTTCGTATTCAGTCATCATCATCGTGCTCCCCGCTTTGGAAACCGGCAGACCTCGCCGCGCGGCTTCGCATCCTCGTTGAGCATCCGCGCCAGCTTGAAGTGATAGCGGCTCGCCATCTTGCGGTTCTTCCGCTCGGCCTCGTGCCCGCACTTCGCATGCCACTCAGCGAGCAGGATGCTCGCCTCGGCGGCTTCGCGCTCATTCACGATTCGATTCATTGTCTCCTCCCAATCTCGATCGTTATCGCCTGCGGTCGACCTTCCTCGTCTACCGCGGCCATTGGATGCTTTGAGATCACGCGCACGCTACGATCGCCCGCATAGATACCGGCGATCAGCTCCTTCCCGTCGAGAACCTCGACCATGTGGCCGCCGTTGAAGTGCGGCACCAAGCGAAACCCCACCTTGTCCCTCATTTGCGTACCACCCCGTTCCTGCAGCCAACCGTGACCGATCGCGGATCATCACGGCGTCCGGCAGCCGTGACAACCGAGAACAAGCCGCACGTCTGGCACTCGATCAGGTATTGGCCGCAGCGCTTGGCGGGATAGGGCAGCCGCACCCGGCAACGGCGGGCTGCCATCCTGCCCGCGGTGTCGAGGTCAATACCGTTTGGGTAGCGTGGATCGGACGGCGCCTGCGCCTCACGCCCGCCGTCGATCCACTGCACGCGGAAACGTCCCATCATCGCTAACTCATCTCGGGTCTCTTCTACCGCTCGGCTCGCTACACGGTTACGGTGCTCTTGACAGTCACGGCTTTCGCTCCTCGACGACGGGTCTCTCGATTATCGCGGCTCGCTTAGACCACGCGGTTCTTCTAACGCGTTACGGCAGCGCTTGAGCGTCACGGGTCTCTCTACAGATACGGCTCGCTAGCAGGCTCTGGTTCTCTCCGGGCACTCGGCTCGCTTGGCCACTTCGGATCATCTGCACTTCATCGGCAACGGCTCGCTTGAGGCCTTTCGGGTCTCTCCGCTCTCACGGCTCGCTCGCAGGAAACGGGTCACTGCCGATCCCCGGCTCGCTTTCCTTTTTCGGGTCGCTGCAAATCACGGCTCGCTAATCTTTCGCGGGTCTCTTCGCAACAACGGCTCGCTCTACTCCAACGGGTCTCTCGGCGGCCTCGGCTCGCTCTTGCGGCCCGGGTCTCTTCTCGGGAACGGCTCGCTCTACTCCAACGGGTCTGCTTCCAAAGCGCGGCTCAACTCATGCTCGGCCCTCCATTTCTGGCTGGCCTTCAAACCGGGCAATCATTTCTTTGAACAGGGTCACCACATCTCGCCGGTCAGCACCGTTCGAGATGAAGTTACAACGGCTCGTGTCCTGCTCTCCGAATTTGAACAGCAGCAACACGAAGCCCATCTTTCGCGCGTCGCCTTGGGCGTCGCCGTTGAAAAACTTGTCAAGCATGTGTGCGCAGACGTTCATTGCGTCGACGTGCCCGCGCTCGATCGGCTGGTCGCCGAGCGTCGGTGCTGGCTGCGGTGGTGGCTCGGCCCGCTTGCCGAGACCGTGCTTGCGCTTGAACTCCTCCTCGAATGCCCGCAGCTCGTTGTGGATGTTGTTCATGCGCGCGAGATCGTCCGCGGTTGGCTCCTCGCCCGGGTCGAGGATGCTCGTGATGCTGGCGAACAGATGCGCGGCGCCTCCCATGAAGGCCATCCTCATCTCTTCGAGCTGCGCGGCCGGGGCATTGTCGGCGATGGCAGCCAGCCGCAGCCCGACCCAACCGGCCTCGATGAGCCTGCCCTCGTCGGTCAGTCGCTTCGTGAGACGCTCAAGGTACGCGCGATCGGCCATCTTCTTCCTCTGGCTTGATGATGACGTGGCGCGCCTTGGCGATTCCCTCGATCAGGGCTTGGCCGCGGTGCTCGCCACTGCCGCGCCCGGCGATCTCGTGCCACTGCTTGTCGCTCGCCATGGGCGGCGCGAAGACGGTGGTCGCCTGTTTCGCGTCGGAACGGACGAGTGCCGCAATGCCCTCATGCGCCCGGCGCTCGATGTAGGCCATGAGGGCAGCATCCTTGCGCCAAGCGTCGCCGTGGCGCGGATCAATCCATATCTGCACGACCTCGATGTTGAACGGCTCGGCATCGCCCGCCTGCAGCGTCACGAAGTCCGGCATGATGTCGACGACGTAGTGCGCACGATCAGGCCGCCGCATGCCGTCCATGTCGTTGTTGACCAGCCAACGGCAATTCCAGAACCGGCAACTAAACGGCCGCCGCGCATAGATGCCGCAGCCGTGCAAACGTTGGTGCTGGCAGCGCTCGCCTGCCGCCTTGTCGAATTCGGGCAGCATGCCGACGAAGTCCTTCGGGTCGACGAGCCCGCGCTCGGTCATGGCGTTGATCGCTTCCGTGATCTCGACGCGCCTGTGTGTGCCCGCCTTCTGCGGCAGCAGTCGGCAGCACAAGGTGCAATCACCGCACTTGCGGCTATTTTTCTCGGGCGTAGGTGACGACGGCATAGTGACGGTTGCCTTCCTCGAACCAATTTACTTCGGGCACGATGCGCCCGAGCCACTCGATCTCCCGGCGCAAGATGTCGATCGGGAAGAATGGCGGGCACGTCCGGCCCGCCTCGTCGGCACCAATCACGATCGCCCGGCCCGGAATCGGATCGCGCGCGATCGGCAGCTTGAACGCATAAACCGGCCCCTTGCGCAGCCCCATGTCGTCGACCCACAACGAATCGTGCATGTCGGAGATCGTCATGTGATCAAGGCCTTCACATCCGATGATGGTGTGCATCTCCTCGACGGCGTCGCGGGGGAGCTGGATGTAGCTGACGGTTCGCATTTCAGGGTCGATCAGGATGGCACGCATACGCTGTAATCCATCGGTTCTCTCGCGGTTATCGGCTCGCTATTTCGTTACGGGGCTCTCACGGGTCCAGGCTCGCTCGTGCGGCACGGGTCTCTTCTCGAACGCGGCTCGCTTCGTCTTCCCGGGTCTTCTGTGCGAGGTCGGCTCGCTGTCCACTTCCGGTTTCTCTTACTTTGGGCGGCACGCTCTACTACAACGGGTCTCTGCGGCGCCTCGGCTCGCTAGCTGCTTTGCGGGTCACCTTTTCGATGTCGGCTCGCTGTTCCCCCTCGGGTCTCTGTTGCATCGCGGCTCGCTCTACCACCTCGGGTCTCTTGCGCTGGGTCGGCTCGCTTCTACCGCTCGGGTCTCTAACTTCGCGCGGCTCGCTTATCGGTTCCGGGGCTCTCGTGGTGTACGGCTCGCTACTCCGGTTCGGGTCTCTGACTTCATGCGGCTCGCTGCGACTCTACGGGGCTCTAATGCCGAGCGGCTCGCTGGAATATCTCGGGTCTCTGCGGCATCCCGGCTCGCTTTTACTCGGCCGCCGCCTGACCGTGGTGGCGGTGGCCAAGATACTGTTCTTGGTATCTAGGACGCGTCGGCAACTTCTCGATCTCGCGCCACTGCCGCCAGAAGTCGGCCAAAAACTGTTTGACCATGTATCGCAGGCTCGCGCGGTGAATTCGCAGGGGATGCCACAGGTTCTCGCCGCTCTCGCCTGCGTCTCTCAGCTTCTTCTTGTCCTTGAGCGTGCCCTTCATGCGGTTCGGGTCGCTCTCGATCCGGTGCCGATAGTAGTCGTAGTAGCTCCGGTACGGCGAGTTGAGCCTGATCAACGACACCGCCAGTGCGCCCATGAGCTTCGATTGAAGCCACGGATCGAACGTCGTTGACATCTTGGTCTTGGTCTCGCCGTTGCGATCGACATACGAGCGCTCGACGAGGTGCTCCTTGCGCCGCGATCGTGCGAGGTGCACGCCGTTGATGGGCGGGCCGACGTCGAGCCCGGCGAACGCCCAGAACTGCGACGGATAGCTCGCCTTGTTGATATCGAAGTACGTGACCAGCACGCCCGCCATGGCCGGGCCGATGCCGACTTGCTTGCCGAGCCAGTGCTTGTAGACCGGGATCGTATCGAGCACCTCGCCCATGAGGCGGAATTGCTCGCGCTCCTGACGTTCAAGCTCGAAGTAACTGTGCGCGATCACCAGCTCGGCGAAGTCGGAGATCACGCCCTCGCCTTGAAAGCCGCGCTCGGCAGGCAACGTGCGCCGCTTCGCCACGCCGTCGGTGAGCCGCCGATATGCAGCGTACAAGTCCTTGATGAGCTTCTTGGCGTCGGCGCTGAGATCCTCGGCATCGGCATCGACCAGCGTTTCGGTCGGCGCCTCATCCTTGAGCTTGGCGCGCAGGTTTGCGCAAAGGCGTAAGCCTGTTTGGATTCTAAGTTTTTGGAGGGCATAGGCGGATTTCACCATTACTCTCAGCGATCGAATCCTTGGTTCGTAAGGCATGTCACTCTCCCCTTCCTGGGTCGCTAGGTTTTCACGGGTCTCTTTCCAATTTCGGCTCGCTGGGCCGTTTCGGGTCTCTTGCGCCTCTCGGCTCGCTTCATTGTCGCGGTTCGCTTCCTTAGGCTCGGCTCGCTAGAGTCCCGCGGTGCTCTGTCTTCGCTCGGCTCGCTAAACTTCCACGGGTCTCTTCAACTTCCAGGCTCGCTCGCCTGCTTCGGGTCTCTCGGGTCACGCGGCTCGCTTGGTGTCGACGGTGCTCTTCATTTTCGCGGCTCGCTTATGGTCTCGGTTCTCTCACGCTTCCGGCGCGGCGGGTCTCAGTGTCGCTATTACACGTCGGGTCTCTATTTTAGATTCGGCTCGCTTCCGAGTTGCGGGTCTCTCTCGTTCATCGGCTCGCTTCGCTGGTTCGGGTCTCTGCGGTAGCGCGGCTCGCTATCGTATTCAGGGGCTCTTCTCGTTCACGGCACTTTAGATTCGTTGCGCGGCCATCAACTCCCATCCGAACGTGGCAAGACTGAATCGTGCTGCGCACACACGATTCCCACACTCGACGTTGATGCTGGCTCCGCCGCGTGGCCCGAGCACGAAGCCGCGATGACCGCAGTCGGGACAGATGCCCTCGGCAAGCTTGGCGAATTCCGTGCTGCCTGAATTGATCTCGCCGACGCTCATGGCCGCGCCTCCGCGTGCCCGTTGGCGTGGCCGTTGGTGCGCTCGACGCTGCGATGCTTGCGCCAGCCTTCGCGGTACCGATGCTCGACCAGCCCGCGCTTTTTCAGTCGGATGAGCACCGTGCTCACATAGCCGACCCTGCGGCCAGCATCCTTGGCGATGGCGTCGTACGGCCGAAAAGCATCGTAGCGCATGACGCGCCACAGCCATGACAGGTCTGCCCGCGGGCGCCCGCGGTGCCGCCTGGGCGGTGGCGGCTCCTCGATCGGTGCGGGCGGCGGTGGCGGCTCGATCGCCAGTGCTGGTGCTGGCAGCTCCGGAGCGGTGAGGCGGTCGAGCAGCATGGCGACGTCGCGTTCAAGCTGCGTGATGCGGTCTTCGAGCAAGATGGTTTGCCGCTGCTGTGGTGACAGGCTGCAGAGCGGCACGCTCACGGTTTGCTCGGCAGTGGTGTCGACGCCTGCGTTGCGCAGGAGGCGGCGCACCTTCGCGATGTTGTTGCGTTGTGCGCGCCAGTCGCTCGGTGTTTTCGCGACCGTGATGCTTTGATGATGACCGTGCACGCGCCAGTGCATGAGCACGTGGCCGCGGCCGTTGGGCTCGATGTCCGGCTTGATTCCGTAGCGTGCTAATTCGTCTGTGATCTCGCGGTGGTGCTTCGCTAGCTTCATAGTGTCCCCTTCACTTCAGCGGTTTTGTTTTTCAATCGCTGTCGGTTCGCATGGCCTGCAGAACTTCGTCGCCGATTATCACGGCGATATTTCCGACGAGGTGATCAGGCATCGCGCCGGTCGGGATGCCTGCGCGGCGCATCGAGCTGTCCCACGCGTCGGTGGCGCGCGCGTTGAGCGGCAGTGGCTCGGGTCGTGCGAACTTGCCCTCCTCGTTGCAGAAAGCGATGCAATTGTGGACGACGCCGTCGATCTCGATGGTCGAGAAGTAGGGAACGACCTCGATGTAGCCGCCGACAATGTCGTGCAGCAGGTCGAGCCCGGGCTCGCCGGTGAGCGGTTGCTTGTCGCGGGTGCCGTCGGGCTTGAGGGTGAGCAGCTCGCCTTTCATTGCGGTCTCCAGTCTGGTGGGTATCGACCTTCTTCGCGCATGCGGGCTTCGTTGATCGGGATGAGCCCGCGCACCGACTTGATGTGCATCTCCAGGATTTCCTCGCGCAGGGCGGGATGGAGTCCGGCCATAAAGATCGCGAGCAGGTCGGCAAGAACGGCGCCCACGAGATTGGGCGCATGCCCTGCAAGGATCGGCTTTATCTCGTCGACCAGGGCGTCGACGTGCTCGGGGTTGGCAGTCATGCTGCTGTGCCCCGGTCTTGCCTGCTATGCGCAAAATGAATAAAGTCCGTCGCTAAAGCTAATGACTTAATTCGGTATGTTATAAACGTACAGAGCGAGCAATGCCCAGGAAATCGCGTCGGGGGACTGTCTTCCGTGGGGAAGGCAAGCGCGGAGATAAGAGCCTGGGAGAGGCCTTGAAGCGCGAGCGGCAAGCTCGCGGCTTGCGCCAGCAGGATGTTTGCCGTGTGATCGGCCTTTCGCAACAATGGCTTGCGCGGGTCGAAAGCGGCGAGCGGCGGATCGGCGTCGTGGAGTTCTGGCGGCTTGCGAGCTTGATCGGCTTTGACGCGTGCAAGGTCGCGACCCAGGCGATGGTTGACCTCTGCATGATGAGGCCGAAGCAGCATGAGCGTTAGCATTGCGGTGCCTCGCTCTTGGTTTTTGCAACCCGCTGCAACCCATCGATGTAGTCGCGGATGATTTTCCGAAACCTGGGATCGCTGATGTGCGCTCGCGCCACCTCGAAGGCATTGACGAAAGTTGCCGTGCTTGGCGGGACGAGCGAGGTGCCGCTGCTGGGCGGGACCAGGGGCGGCTTGTGCGGGATGCGTCGCGGGATGCGCGAGCCCGGCGGCTGCAGCAGGTGCTCGGGCTTGCACTCCAGCACGGCCGCAATCTGCTTGAGCCGGTCGGCTGAGACCTCGCTGTAGCCGCTGAGATAGTTGTGAGTCTGCGATCGGCTCACGCCAAGGCGGCCTGCGAAGTCGATGACGGTGAGGCCTCGACGATGGACAAGCTCAGCGATACGTGAACCGATGGTCCTGTTCTTTTTTGTGGCCATTAGGACGCATCCCGCACATGCGTCGTCGTTGCCGAATCAAAACCCCTTGGCGTGGTTTTGATCCTACACTAGACGACCGATTTGTGACGATTGCAAGTGTCGAAGAGTCGACGGAAAGGCCCGCCATTCCACACGAATTCCAGCGCCATAGACGCGCGCTCGCCCATTGGCCGAGAGCGCCGCTACTTGAGTGGGTACTATGTCCGCGGGTTTTGCAGGCATATGCATATTCCTTCACTTGAGACAGAACACCGCAGGCCTCACCACGTGCGGCGTCCGATGGTGACGTGTCCGAAGGCATCGAAGGCATTCTCGATGCGATAGATGGCGTGGAAGTCGGGGCATGGTTTGCCGCAGAGCGCCTGATACACCGGGTCATCGAGATCGAAGCGCGGGCATGGTCCGCCGCAGAGCGCTTGATGCACGCGGTCGAGATTGTCGGGCTCCTGGGTGATGACTCGCTCGGCTACCGGCTCGGAGACTTGCACCGGGATCGGCAGGCGGGACGCGATCCGCACCGGGACAGGCTTCTTTCGCTTGGCGATCATGGTCTTGCCCGGCGCATACCAGCACCGGCGGCCGTCGACCACGCGATACTTGAGATAGGCCTCGCTCCAGGCCGAGCGCGCCTCGCGTTGCGAGAGGCAATTGCCTGCGACTTGCGCCTTGCTCGACTTGGCGACGGCAGGCGTGATGGCAATCAGGAAGAGCACGATAGCACTCACGATGGTACGCATTACACGAGCACTCCTTCACTTCACTTTGGGCTGCTTCGAATTCTTCGGCGCCGATGGCTGCGGTGTCGATCGCAGCTCGGCGAGCGCCTCCTGCAGCTCGTGCAGGCGGCCTTTCAGCTCCTGCAGCTCCGCATGCATGGCGTCGGCTTCGTCTTGCTTCACCTCGTCCTCCTCAATTCGGCCGCACCGGGCCGGGGATGCAGACAGCGCGGGCGTTTCTCGACCACCGCTCCATGATGGCGCGGGCTTGCTCACATTCGGCGCTGGCCCCGTAGTCGGGCACAACGATCGGCTGACTCTGCCCGCCGATGAGGATGATCAGGACCCACGTTTTGATCATGTGCCTTTCTTAGTGGCGGCCTCGAACGCCGCGCGCGCCATGCGCATGAAGCTCTCGGGATGATTCTTGTGCGCGACCATCTTGGCCGCGAGCAGCAGACCTTCGGCAGCAACTGCCGAGCGCATCAAATGATCGGGCACGCCTTGCTCCTCGCCGACGTCGAGGCACGCTTCGACGCTGACGCCGATCGAGGCTTTGACCATGTTGCCGAACGTATTCATCTGGTCGATATGCCGTTCGACTCGTTCGTTCTTCATTTCAGACCGCCCGTGAAGTGGTCGTCGATGAAATCGCGGATATCACGCTCGCTCAGATGCCAGCGTTCGCGCGGCAGCCTGCTCACGATCATGAACTTGAAGTGCTGATGCATGCGCAGCGCAGCGTCGTCGTCGCCCATCACATCGGCGAGCAATGCGAGCGCGAGCTGTGCCGGGCCTGAGCCGCCATAGCCCCACTCGAAGCCCGTGGGCGAATGATTGGACAGGTCGAGCCGCGGGTTGAGCTTCCGGCGGCTGTCGCACCCGATCACCTCGACGACGCACTTGCCGCCCTCGATGCGCGTGCCTTGGTACTGCTTCATGGCTACGGCTGGTACTCGATTTGCACGCCGAGGCCGGTCTCGATCTTGACCGTCACCGGGCGATCCGACGTGAGCCGCATGCTGACGACTGCGGTCTCGGGCGTCGGTCCAGGCGCCGGGGCCTCGTCGCAGCCCGACCATTGCGCGCGCAAGTCGTCGTCGGAAAAGTCCCACGAGTTCGTATCGACGTAGCCCGTCACGCCCGGGCAACCGCGCGGCTGTGGGCCGACCTGACCATCGGAATATTGCCAGAGCCAGATTTCATCCCACGAGACTTGTGCCTGCGGCGTCGAGCCGTACTGCGCGAGCCAAAGCCTGTGCGCGCCGAAGTACTCGTCGTGATCCTTGCCGAGCGCTTCCTTCGCCCGGTTGCCGGAATAGACCACGCCCTTGCGGCCGGTGCGCTCTTCGAGCAATTGCAGGAAGCGCTTCGCCTGATCGCGCGACATGGTCTTGCCGTTCGGCTCATCCTCCCAGTCGAGCGCATAGAGCGTCTCGTTGTCGATGCCGACGACACGGAGAAACTGGTTGACCTGAGCCTCGACGTCGCTGTTGTTGGCGAAGTGATAGGCGCCCCACAACAGCCCGGCATTGAGCGCCTGCTTCGCGCGCGGCAGATACTGATTGTCGGTGTAGCTCGTGCCCTCGGTCGCCTTGTGAATGATGCCGACAATCCCGGCGGCTTTGACCTGCTCCCACGATGTGACGTTGTTGTGGTGACTGATGTCGAGGACCTTACGGTTGATCTCGGCCATGGGATTTCTCCTCGTCGTTGTTGGTTCGCTTTGGCTCCGTGGGTCTCTTGCCTGTTACGGCACGCTTGCACTTCGGTCGGTTCTCTACGCCACGACGGCTCGCTATCTCCTTTCGGGACTCTTGGACGTGTCGGCTCGCTGGACTCCAACGTGTCTCTCGCCATGTCCGGCTCGCTCCAGCGTGACGGGTCTTTGCACGGCTCGCTTCGCTGGTTCGGGTCTCTAAGCTTCGGCGGCTCGCTTCCTTCTCACGGGGCTTCTTCGCTTCGACGGCGTCGGCTCGCTCTTAGGTCTCGGGCCTCTACTCGGTGACGGCACGCTTACAGACTGCGGGTCTTCTGAATTTCTCCGGCTCG